CCCGACTGCCAACAGAGAGGAGGAAGAACGGCGTGGCAACGACCGCCCAATGGATTTTTGAAAAGGCCATGAACCTGATGGACGAGGTGAACGAGTCCACTGGTGCCACCGACACGGCGGATACCCGCGAGTATAAAAACCGCACAATCCCCATTCTCAACATACTGCGGGTAGAGTGCTTTCCGGCCTCGGATACCTACCGGGTGACGGAGCCGGGCAAGCGGCCTATCTGCCCGGAGATTGCGGACTTTGACACCCCGATCGGGCTGGACGACGGTATTTGCCAGGGCGTTCTTCCCTATGGGCTGGCGGCCCATCTGCTTCTGGATGAAAATCCGGACGTGGCCGCCTACTTCAACCAGAGGTATGACGAGCTGCTGGAGGAGTACCGCAGTGCGATTCCGGCGCAGGCGGAGGACATCGAGACCATGTACGGCGGGATTGAGTACGGATGCTTCGGGAGGTGGTGACGTGGCGAACATTGTCAGCACCAGTGAGACCAAAATCTATCAGATTAAGAAGTGGCTTGGCCTGAACGAGTCTCCCGACGGCGACACACACATGAAAATGGGAGAGGCCGCCGAGATGCGCAATTTCCGCATTACCGCCGAAAACCATCTGCAAATCAGGCCCGGCTACGGTCTCTTGGCGGAACTGTCCTCCGGGAACCCGGTCCGAGGGATGTGGAGCGGCTACATCGCGGGGAAGCACCATGTTCTGGCGGCCTGCGGCGGACACCTGTGGGACTTGGATCTGGAGGAGCACACGGCGGCGGACAAGGGGGCCATCCACGACAGCCAGACCTCCATGTTTGGCTTTTCCGATAAGCTCTACATCCTCACCGGCACGGAATACTATTCCTGGGACGGTGAGGGGGCCCCGGCGGCGGTGGAGGGATACATACCCATTGTCACTACTGCGGCCCCGCCCACTGGCGGCGGCACGCTTCTGGAGCCGATGAATCTGCTGACAGGGAAGAAGAGGGCGGAGTATTCCCCGGATGGCGAGGCCAAGGAGTTCCAGCTCCCTGAGAACAAGCTGGACGAGGTCATCTCGGTGGAGGGCACCGAGATCAAGTATACGGCAGACCTGGAAAAAGGAAAGGTGACCTTCGACTCTGCGCCGCCAAAGGGTGTTAACACAATTACCTTTACATGGCGGAAGGGCACGGGAGAGCGGGCCAAGGTAACCGGAATGCGGTTTGCAGAGCTCTACAACGGCGAATCGGACAGCCGGGCATTCTTGTATGGAGACGGCACCAACGAGGCGATTTTCTCCGGCCTGGACGAGAACGGGCAGGCGTCGGCAGAGTATTTCCCGCAGTACAACACGGTGGCGGTGGACAGCGCCAATACACCCATTACCGCTATGATCCGCCACTATGACCGCCTACTGATCTTCAAAACAGACTCGGCCTACTCCTGTTCGTACTCCACCCTTACCCTGGGGGACGGCAGTGTGTCGGCGGCGTTCTACACTTCGTCGCTGAACCGCTCCATCGGAAACGCGGCACCGGGCCAGGCAAAGCTGGTGGACAACAACGCCCGCACAGTCTACGGGCGTTCGGTCTACGAGTGGTCACTGGCGGCCAACTCCGTCCGCGACGAGCGCAATGCCAAGCGGGTCTCTGATAAGGTGGCCGCCACCCTGGGAGCGTTTGATCTGACGCAGGCCATTTGCTTTGACGACGAGTGGAACCAGGAATATTACATTTTCTACGGCGGGCAGGCCATCGTCAACAACTACCAAAATAATTCCTGGTACTTTTACGACAATCTTCCGGTAAACGCCGTGGTGGCCGTGGAGGGCACGCTCTATTTCGGGACGCTAGATGGCCGGATCATGGAGTTCTCCAGGGAGTACCGGAATGACAACCTTGAGGACATCAACGCATACTGGGAGAGCGGTTCCATGGATTTTGACCTGGATTGGAGGCGTAAATACTCCTCCACCGTCTGGACAGCCATGAAGCCGGAGAGCCAGGCCATTGTGACGCTGACGGCGGAGTCCAACGTCAAGTCGGAGTACCCGGACAAGATTGTCTCCGCCGGTCTGGCGACCTTCCTGAACATGAGCTTTGAGCACTGGAGTTTCGGCACCAACCGGAAGCCGCAGCTCATTCGCTCCAAGCTGAAGGTGAAGAAGGTAACCTACTACAAGCTCATTATCCGCAGCAAGTCTGCCTCCGCCACGGCGACCGTGCTTTCCGTGGATTTGCAGGTGCGCTACACCGGAAACGTGAAATGAGGTGCTTTTGTGGCAATCACACCTTTTGAAAAGGACATTGAGATCATCCAGAAGCTGGACGACGAACCCAACGACGTACAGGGCCTTACCCCGGAGGAGCTGAAAAAGCGATTCGATCAGGCGGCTATCTGGCTCAAAGAGTACATCAACGGGACGCTGATCCCCGCCATTACCGGGGACGGCGGCACCGGCGGCGCGTCCAACATTGGCGCGGCGGTGGATGACTTCCCCGGCGAGACGGTGCAGGAGGTGCTGGACGCCTTCAACGACGCGCTGACCGACCGCTATACTAAGGCTGAGACAAACAGCTACGTGGGCCAGGAGACGGAAAACCTGGTGGAGACCGTGCATGTGGATCTGACCACCGGAGTGATTACCGTCACCAAGAAGGACGGCTCCAAGGAGACCTTCGACACGGCGCTGGAGAAGGTGCCTGCCACCATGGCCCTGGTGGACGAGGAGAGCGGCACCTATCTGGTGATCACCAACGTGGACGGCAGCCAGACCAAGACGGATGTTTCCAAGCTGATCGACACCTACACCTTCCAGAACTCCGCCGAGGTGGCCTTTTCCGTGGATGGGAGCGGGAACAATAAAACGGTGACGGCCTCCATCCGCCCCGCCTCCATCGGCCTGGATCGCTTTACTCTGGAGGTTACACAGAAGCTGGAGCAGTACAACGCCACCAGCAAGGCCAACGCCGACGCGGCGGCGGCCTCCGCCCAGGCGGCCAAGGCCAGCGAGACCAACGCGAAGGGGAGCGAGACGGCGGCGTCCGGGAGTGCGTCCCAGTCTGCACAGAGCGCCGGAGCGGCATCCGGCAGCGCAACCCAGGCCGCGCAGAGTGCAGGGGCAGCGGCGGCCAGTGCGGAGAGCGCACAGAGCAATGCGGCCCAGGCGCTGGCGGCGAAGAACGCGGCGGAGGCCAGCGCTACACTCTCTCAAAGCTGGACCGAGGGTGGCACTGGAATCCGGGAGGGTGAGAATACCAATAACGCCAAATACTGGGCGGGTGTAGCGCAGGGCGCGGCAGGCGGCGGCGTGACGACCTTCAACGGACGCAGCGGAGCCGTGGTTCCCGCCGAGGGAGACTATACCGCGAAAATGGTAGGGGCCGTGGCCGAGCCGGACGGCGGCAAGGCGGGCCAGGTTCTTACCAAAACAGAAGACGGAACCGAATGGGGAGATGCCCCGAATGCCGAAAATGCCGTCACTGTTCCCGGCGGCGGCACGATGCAGATGGGGGAAAGCCTGGGCGACGGCCCCTACACCATTGAGGTGACAGAAGACGGAGAGGGCGGCGGCATCTCCGCCGAACAGGTGGGCTACAGCAATACGGGTAGCGGACTGGAGGCTACCAACGTACAAGATGCTATCGACGAGCTGGCGGGGAAGGGCGGAGGCGAGTATCTGCCTTTGACTGGCGGGACAATGACGGGTCCGCTCACTTTAAGCGGGCTGCCGACCAGCGAAAACCACGCCGCTAACAAGCAGTACGTAGATGAACAGGTGGGGTCCTCCCGCGTGGTCATGGGAACGTACATTGGCGATGGTGCTCCTAGCCAAACAATACAATTAGGCTTTACGCCCAAAGCAGTATTGGTTTGCCAAAACGGTATACTTAGCCGGGGATACCAAAATCATTACGCCGAAGGGTTGGCGCTTGATGGATATCCAGCCGCAGAGGGCAATAGCAATGTCGTGAGCGTTGTAGAGGGTGGATTCCAAGTATTTGACGGGACTAGCGCCAATTACAACGGCCGCACCAATGTCGCCAGCCAGAAATATTATTATTTGACTTGGAAATGAGGTGAAATGAAATGACAATTATCAAAATCAACCCATTGGAAACCGGCCAGCACCCGATCCAGAGCCAGAGCGTGGAGGCCTTTGGTGAGCTCCCGGCGGGCCGTATCCTCAACGACGGCGGCCAGCTCTACCGGGTGGTGCAGGCGGTAACTCCTCAAGAGGAGATGCCCCCGCACGGCGACGGCATGCTCGCCATCTACCGGCCCATTGACCGTGAGCACGCGGGCACAGTGGACGACCCCATCCCGTGGGTGTACGGCATGGACTGTCATGCGGGTAAGCACTACAGCTACAACGGCAAGGTCTACAAGGTGGCAGAGGGCGGGGACATGATTCCCTGCACGTGGGCCCCGGATACCCCGGACATGTGGCAATGGGTGGAGGTGTAGCACATGGCTATCGTTGTAAACGGCAAAAAAGTTGCCGGGGTGGGCCTGCCTGGCAAGGACGGAGCTCCAGGGGCAGACGGCAAGGATGGTGCACCTGGAAAGTCCGCCTATCAGGCGGCAAAAGAGAAAGGATATACCGGAACCGAAGAGGAGTTTAACACCGCTCTGGCTGGTATGCAAAGTGCTCCATTCCTGCCGCTGGCTGGCGGGATAATGCAAGGGCCTCTCTCCCTGAGTGGTAATCCGACAGAGGGTAACCACGCCGCCAACAAGCAGTACGTGGACGAGCACGCGGGGTCGAGGGTTATTTTGGGGCGCTATGTGGGGACAGGAAAATCAGGCGAAAGCAACCCTAATCAAATAACCTTAGCCGAACCCTTTAAAATACTCTGTATTTATGGTAGGCAATATACAGATTCGTATGAAAGTATCGACGCTTCTGGAAGTGGCTCAGTTTCTAATATTATTCCAAGCAGTATTATCCCTACTGAGTATACAAGAGGCTTTGGTTTTTTCTACTCTAACAACTCAAGAGATTCTTACGGTAAAAAATCAGCGGATGGAAAAACTTTCAGTTGGTATTTTGGCCTTAGCCCGACTGGTGCAGCAGATGTACAATTTAATACATCTGGAGTTGTATATCACTACTATGCCATAGTTTAGAAATAAGAGGTGAATTAAATATGACCATCATCCAAATTGACCCGCTGGAAACCGGCCAGCACCCGATCCAGAGCCAGAGCGGGCGGAGCGCCTGCTGGCTGGATGGCTACATAGAGGTACCCGCCCACCTCCATGACGCGGTGTGGGCGACCTATGGCTGGTGTGACCTGGACATCCAGGGGGACAAGCTGGTGGGCATCACGCCTACTGAGCGGCCTCCAGAGCCGGAGCCGGAGCCCCAGCCGCCCCTCGCAGAGGACATCACTCTGGACATGCTGGCCGAGCACGAGGAACGGCTTTGTATGCTGGAACTCACCGCTGCCACATGAGAAAGGAGACGCCATGACAACCGTATACAACCTTTGCAAGCTGCTCATCCAGAAGAACCGAACCGATGGCCTCCAGGAGAAGATGGATGTCTACCTGGCCGCCGACCGGCTCACCCCGGAGGAGTACCAGGAGCTGGCCGGGCTGCTTGCCCCAGAACAGTAATCAACAGCGGGATCGCTGGATAAAAGAAAGGAAGTCTATTATGAAAAACATCAACTGGAACGAACTCACCCCCGCCTGCTACGCGATCGCCAACGCCAACGATGTAGATGTGGGTGTAGGCGGCAGCATGGTACATAACAACATCCGCCACGGCAGGGCGGTGGACATCGGCGCGGAAAATCTGCCCGCGGCCTTCCGGCCTGACTGGGCAGCCCTGGGCGACGGCGTAGATCTGGCCGCGGAAAACGACGAATTTAACGCCTGGATCAGAAAGCGCCAGGGTAACGTCAAGGCCCTGGCCGCCCTGTGGAATGCAAAGGACTATCAGGGCATGATTGAGCTGATGGAGAACGCCGCCGACCCCGGCCCCATCAACGGCGAGAAGCCCAGCGACCATGAGTAAGTACATAGCGGTCATCACCAGGGCGGACATCACCCGCGCCGCCCTGGTGGAGGCCGGGGGGCGGTCTATGGAGCAGGTCAAGGCCGCCTGCGGGTGCCAGTACATTCTCAATTCCTGGTTTTACGACACGATCACGGGCCGCCCGGTGGGCAATCTCAAGATCGACGGCACAGTCAAAGCGGCCGCCGGCTGGAACGGCTGGGGGCTGACCTGGGACAAGGGCGCCGACATCCGCCTGGACATCTTACCCGACAACGGCGGGGCTTCCTACCTCAGCGGCGTGGAGCTGCTGACGCCCACCAGGGGGCCGGGTAAGGCCCTCAGCTACTCCCCGGAGTACGGGGGCACACGGGGGCGCTCCGCTGTCCTGCTGGCCGGGGCGCGGGTGATCCTGTACTGCTCCGGCGACGGCACGGCGGACGCCAAGACACCGGAAGGGCTGCGGGACGAGCTGGTGAGCATCGG